CTGTACAAGGGCTATGTTGATCGTTTTAATAACGGTGAAGGTGATGCTGATTTTAACGAAGCAGGCGCATTTTTACATCACATTTTGTTTACACAATACCAAGCACCTGCATCATCAAACCAACCTACAAATATTGCTGAGAATTTTATCAACAAATATTTCAAAAGCTTCGATAATTTTAAGAGCACGTTTGAAAAAGAAGCTATGAAAATACAAGGATCGGGTTGGGTTTACTTATCAAGTGATGGTACTATAAAGACTATCAAAAATCATCAAATAAAAATGGACATAGTTTTACTAGTAGACTGGTGGGAACACTCTTTTCAATTTGATTACGGCAGTGATAAAAAATCATATCTCAACAACCAGTGGAAAATTATGAACTGGAATGTTATCTCAAGTAGGATTGGTTTATCTAGATAGGATAAATATTGCTATGAAAATCTGGGAACTATTAAACGAGGGTGTAAACGATCAATTCTTATATCACGGAGTGCCAGACGGCCCTACTATGATGCAGATATTAAAAAGTGGCAAGTTAAAGCCGCAAGAGCCCTTTGACTTTGATCAAGATATGGATCAACAACGTGGCGAGAAATCCGTTAAACGTATTAGTCTAACTCGCAACCAATATCTACACTTTCCCTATGGTCACGGAGTAGCACAGTTTGTTATAGATAAAGATGCTCTTCGTCGTGCTGGCTACAAAGTAGTACCTAAGGTAGGTGCTATGATGCATTACAAATACGAAACTGAAGAACAGGTATATAAACCTATACCTATCCAGGCTCCGTTTATAGTTGAAATACAATACGATCCTGACTTAAAAATCCCCAGAGGTTTTTTTGATCACGCTAAAACAATGGGTGTTAAAATTTCTCCGTGGCGTAAGGAAGGACAAAATCCTCTAGCTAAACCGCCTGCTGATACTGGACCCCAACCGCAGAACGACTATACAGATCCGTCAAAATTAAAAATACACAATAATGGCTATACCAGTGGTAATCCTCCAAAGAAAACCGAACCCACTGAGTGGTATGTAGGTTATAATCGACCAGGCGGATTTATTGATATAATAGGCCAGCGCAGTAAAGATAAAGCATATATACAAAAACTTTACCCGCAACTTAAAGATAGAGTTGCTAAAAAATTAGATTTTTCTGGATTACTCCCAGCTGATCAATATAGAAAAGAATGGAAACGTGGATATAGTCAAGTACATCCAGGCGATAAGGATTGGCAAAGCTAGAATTGGTCTAGCGTCTTAAGACTACTCACAGGCATATCCCAAACCTTACGTGCTTCGACGCCTTTTTCTTGGGCAAACTTCTTAGCATCACAATCGCCACATACATGATAGTAGTTGTTGTTTAAGCGTTTAGGATCCATGTTGCCTTTATCTCTTTTAAATATCCCCTGACAACAGTCACATTTAAAAACTAATACAGTTTTTTTGCGCATATACGTGTGGTTTTTTCCACGTTTGCTAGTTCGAACAAATTGAGTTTGCCGAAATTCAGTGTTTATATACATCATGTATTTACATTAAGGTTATAAAATGCCTTTGATAAATAGAGTATCGAGGGCTATTATGATCACTATTTCCGAATCAGCAAAAACAAAAATCAAAGATCTTCTCTACGAAGAAGGCAATCCAAACTTATCATTACGTACATTCGTGCAAGGCGGCGGTTGTAGCGGATTTAGTTACGGTTTTACATTTGATGACGTAACTAACGAAGACGATTTTGAAGTTCCATTAGACGAATTTCGAGTACTCATAGATAGTATGAGTATGCAGTATCTAACCGGTGCAGAAATAGATTATAAAGAAGATTTACAAGGTAGTTCATTCAGCATAAAGAATCCTAACGCAACTACAACTTGCGGATGCGGTTCGAGCTTTGGAGTTTAATAATGTCACAACAATCAATTAACGTAGGTGTACAAGGTAATGACGGAACTGGTGACAGTATTCGTGATAGTTTTACCAAGATAAACAACAATTTTACAGAATTGTATGCAGTATTTGGGCAAGGCGGAGCCATTAAATTTAGTAATCTTGCCGATGCTCCTGGAACAGCAAGTTTTTCTATTACCAATATTTCGCCAAGTACACCTAGCTCTGGATCAGTTACTATTACGTTTACCAATCCAAATATTTTATTAAGCCCGTTTACCGTTGGACAAAATATTGTTATCACTGGCTGCGCACCAACCGGATATAATGGTAATTACTTAGTTACAGCGGCATCGTCAACTAGTATTACCGTTGTCAACAGTACTACAGGTTCGTCTACTTCGGTAGGTGCGGTATCGAGTACTGTTTATAGTGCTAACCAATTGTTAATGGCCAATACAAGTGGAAGTGCATTATCAGCAAGAACATTAGTAGCTGGAACTAATATCAATATTAACACTTCGAGTAACAGTAGCGTTACTATTAGTTCAACAGCAGGAACACTGCTTAGTGATGTTAGTCCAACATTAGGAAACTTTTTAAATGCTGCTAACTTTACTATTGGAAGATTAGCAGATCCAAGTCCTCAATTGGTTGCAAATTTTAATGCATATTACGGTTCTGTAAATCCTAGTCTTACAACAACATTAAATCAACTGCCAGTTACCGTTGGATACGCTAATGCCAACTTTTTAGCTATTAGTAATTTAACAGGAGGAGTTATCGGTGCATTAAAAGTTCGCAATGAACCAAGTACTCCGCAAATTAGTGATACAGATTACGATCCAACACTGCAAGGAAATTATGTAGCTACTGAGGCTATACAACGTCGCCATGCGGTCAGACGAGACGGCGATACTATGACTGGCGCTTTAACGTTAAGCGATCATCCTACACCAGTTAATGGTGCTGGAATTGTCAATACATCCAGCGATCTACAAGCTGCAACAAAATATTATGTTGATAGTAACACATATTATAGTCGCGTTAACTTATATGTTAGCACTAGTAAAGGAGATGATTTACAAAGAAATACTCCAAGTGGGCGACAAGGTCGTGCGTGGCAATATGCATATAAGACGCTTGGTGCTGCGGCATTGCAGGCTGATAACTTAATAAGTTTATCTGCAATTGAGCCTGGTCCGTATCGTCAAACCATTGTTTATACCGTTGCACCGACGCAATATAAGAGTACAGTTCAAACTATAACTTTAGTGGGCGGTAATAGTGGGTTATCTGGATATGTAGATGCTACTGCATTATTAGAGGCAAATCGACAATTTATCCAAGCCGAAACTATTGCTTATATTAACAAAAAATATGTAAATCAATTTACTTTTAGTCAAAGTCGTTGGGCAGCAATTATTGATGATATTTTAACTGGTATTGGATACGATTTAGTATTTTCTAACGGGACTCTTTCACCTTTATCAAACTATAATAGTATTACACAAGCTAGTTTATTATTAAACAACAGCAATGCTGATATAATTTCTAACTACTATATTCAATTGACAGATGCAATCAACTATGCACAACAACAACTACTATCCTATTCATATAGTATTACTAACACTACTACATATATTCAATTAGTGATTGATGCAATAGCTTCCGATACAGCATTTCTATCTAACTATCAAAGTATTCAAGCCGCATTAGCATTCTCGTATGCAAATACTGGGTTATCTATTACTGAAATAGTTGGAACATTAGGTAATTTATCAACTGTAATTACTAGCCCAGCTAGTTGGAATTCTGCTATTAGTACTTCACCTACATCTGCTACATTTATTACTAATACAATAAATTCGATTGTTAACATAATACAATCAGGAGTTATACCAACTCCTACGTTTCCTTTATTGAGCACAACAACTTCAGGACAAATTAGTGCTCAAAATTTATTAATTAATAATATTCCATTTATACAAGCAGAACTGACTGCTTATATTACAGCTAACTACCCAACATTAAGTTATAATGTTACACAATCTCAACGAGATATCAAATATGTTGTTTGGAGTCTAGTATACGATTTAATGTATGGCGGCAATGAACAAAGTGTGTATGCTGGAAATAGATATCGTTACAATGCTACTTTACATTTAAGTTCAAGCGAACAAATTGTTTGTGCAGCTGTTATCGGATATCTTAACACCTTAGTACAGAATATTCTTACCAACACTTTATTAGGATCTGGTAGTACTTCATTATATCAAACTAGTGTAGTTCAATATACAAACGCAACCTATTTAAATGGTGGTTCTGGATTAATAAACGGATCAGTAACTACGATTTCTAGTTCAACTGCAACAAACATTGCCGCAATACAACACATAATAGATGGTACAATTATTAGTCCGACAGTAGTTCGTCCTAGCTACACAAACGCAACAAGTGTGCTTCAAACTATTAGAACTACAATTCAATCACAAAAGGTCGGTGATGTATTTACTGCAAGTGTTGCAACTAATACATTAACTATTGCAGGAAGCATATCAGGTAGTGTTTCGTTTGGAGTTGGGGATACTGTTAGTGGTGCTGGAGTTAGTAACGGAACTCAAATTACAGGTGGCAGCGGATTATTATGGACTGTTAACAATGCGCAAACTGTCGGGTCGGTAAGTATGACCACAGGATTGGTATTGGGTGCAATAAATTATATCAATGCCACATACTCAATTATTAACGACACTACAACCAATACTGTAATTACCAATTTGTTTAGTAACATTACTAGTTTGTTAAATGCAGGATTAGCTAATCGTACTGCACCAACGTTTGTTAATCCTAATGGGTTACCTTCGGCTAATAGTGAAGCACAAGCAGCACTGATGAATAATATTCTATTCTTGCAAGAGGAATTCAATGCATGGATTACTGTTAACTATCCTTCGGCTGTTATCGATGCTGAAAATACTGAAATATCTGTAGGTTATATTATCGAAGCATTAGCCTACGATTTAACCTATGGCGGAAATAGTGCAACTATTGCTGCATCTCAGAATTTTATTGCAAATGCAAATGCAGTAGGAGCCGGGTTGCAAGGTGTATATGTGTCTGCATTGACTCAAATCTCAAATACTATTACAACTGTATTAAGCAACAGTCCAGTAACTGCAAGTTTAGGTAATTATATTTTAATCACTGGTGTACAAGTATCTACACCAAGTACAGGTTACGTTCAGTTAAATTTTGCAAATCAAGGTTCATCTCCTTTTACAGTAGGACAATTAATTACTGTTCAAGGGTTGACTCCAAGTAGTTTGAATTCTGCAACAGGTTCTAGTTTTACGGTTACTGGAGTGAGTTCGACGTATGTTCAATTTGCTAATACAACAAATACAACTGTGGGG